CCTGGTCGTACAGACCACCAGCCTCCGGCAACACCCGATATCTATTGCACAACTCATAGTCATCAAGCACTCGTAAATCGGTCGGCGATCCCCACCGATCATTCTCCAGCAAAATTACTTTCTCAATTCTAGCGGCGAAAGTCATCTAAGTCAGTAGATTGACCGTCCTCATCAAACCGATTATGCTTACGAATAAGTTGCTCAATCTCGTCACCAACAACCGGGTCGAGATTCTCTAGATCCTCAGATTTACCAAAGTTAAGTGTGCGACCATCATGATCCTCAAGATTATGCTCAACAATTGCAGTGCGGAAATCAAACAACGTGACATCAAGATTCTTGATGTCCATATGCATGACATCAGGCACGCCACGGCGATCCGCAGCTTGCATTGTCACTCTGGTAACAATGTCTGCGCGGCGCTGACGCTCGCCGTAGGTTTGCTTCCGCAAGATCACGTAGGCTTCAGGGAGGGACTTCAAGTCTTCCCTGGTCGTGCTGGAAGCATCGACAGTTGCTCTCGGCATCAGAGATCCCCTTTCTTAGCCGAAATATGAAGTTGTAACCTTCGCCACCTTACGGAACAAAGCTTTCCTGCGTCTTGCAGACGATTTGATAAGCACGGGAAGTCGTATTGTCAAACGTCGCGCGCATAACGCCGTGCGCGCGAACAAGGTCGCCCTGGCCACCAAGCGCGACCGAGTACTCCTCGCGATATCCCGCTGGCATCGTAATCGCGATGCTGTTATTGACACCCTTCGTTGCCGTTACCGACACTGACGTAGACGCGAGTGCCTTGTAAGCGTCATACTCAATTTTGTCAAAAAAGTCAGCATCGTAGGTAAGCATCGCGTCACGAGCACCAAACCGGGCAAACTGTGCTCCACGGCTCGTGTCCTTCAGCCGATACTCAAGTGCCCCGTTGTCCTCAACAGAGAACTCAAACCCATCAAGCGTGAACACTTGTGTTGGAGTCGGAATTTGCACGTTATACATTCCGGCACCAAACGCTGCTGTTTGCGCAAACGTCGGCACCGGAAGAGTTTGGGTCGCCTCGTCAGTACCAAGAATCGACACCCGCATCATTAGCAGCGCATCTTCGGTGCGAATATTGTAGGAACTGACGATGCAACCCACATAGCCAAACACCGCATTGTTTTTGACTACCGTAATGCTAGCCGTCTTCGTTGGCTGAGCATTTGCGTTGGGCGTAGCGGTGTAGGTGAAGTTTGGGCTTGAACCTGACCTGACAAGTGTCGTTCGCGCAGTAACCAGCCAATACGGAACGATATCTTCAGTGGCAACAAAGTCGAGGTCGCCAGCAACACCGACGTTCCCACCGACAAGCGCATAAGCATCAACGTTCTGGCGAATATCTCGACGCCAAATAGGGTTGTCTGACCTATTCAAACCCTCATTGGTAATCGGAAAGTATTTCGTAGGGGCGGTGTACGTCCCAGACTGTGTTGCTGTATTCACAGCCGGAAACGCGCCCGTGGGCGAACCTGGAGCGGTGTCGATGTCGGTCGCAACTACGCCAACCGTCTTGTAGAGCAGCTCAGAACCAATCGCACCACCAGCCGCCGTCTTATAGAGCTTGTAGCCGGTCGCGCCAGGGACAGCGGTCCAGCTCACCGTGACCGTCGAGGTAGAGCCGGTCGTGGTAATCGAGCGCTCATAGAAGGTGCCGCCGGATGTACCACCACCATCAGCGATACCGTGCGACTCACCATTGGCGTTAATTGTAGTAATAAGGTACCGATACGTCCCGGCTGTGATTGTGCCGCCAGTAGAAGCAGTCGAAATCGTAGTTTGCAGTGGAGGAAAAAGCTGTTCAAAGGCAAAGCCTAAGAATCCACCACCACCAATACCAACGGGCATCTAGGACTCCTTTTCCTTCTTTTCGCCAGAGTCCTTGGGCGCCCGTGCCTTGGCGGCAGGCTCCACAGCCTCGACTTTGACTGTTGGATGCTCGCGGAACGCATCAAGTACCGTTGGCCCCCGACGAGATTCCACACCGGCCGCCCCCGTCCAAGCTGGGCGGTCATCCGTTTCGACATCCACGAGGCGCGTATTCACATCGCGGAAGTACTCTGCGTCTTCCTCGGAAAGTTGTCGCGTGCTACCATTGAGAAACACACCCAGGCCAGGAACCTCTACCTCATGGCCGTCCGGAAGCGCCGGATCGTTCACTGAAACTCGATACTTCGACATTTCACCTCCCTACAAAGGAGTAGCTATGCTACGTGACGTAAAATTCGTAGTAGTCTTACTTGGATTAGCTTGGCTAGAACTACTTACTTCAGTGGCCGCATATGCTGAATTTGGTCCCGTAGGAATTTGGATTTCAATTACAGGATTCTCGCTGCTTCAGATAGCTTTCCTTATAAAATGGTTGCGCCTAGATCAGCGTCTTTGAGTCATAGCGAACAGTCAGACGGTGGGCTCGAAATCTTCCGCCACCTCGCCCGATGGTGCCGGGATCGATCCGCGTGACCCACCCTTGATAGACGAGACCGTTGAGCGTCTTGTTTTGATGAATAGAGTCCCGAACCTTCTCGGCAAATTTGTCGGCTTCCTTGCGAGTGTCCTCCCGGGTGGTATCAACCCTCGCATGAAAGACAACGACGTAAATTTCAAAGGAATGATTCGTCCAGTAATTTAGGGTTGGGTAGCCAGCATTGTCGCCACCACCGATACTCGTCGGCCCCGTGGTGACTGCTACACATGGCGTACCAAACGTGATACGATCAGGGATATCTCCGTAGACGTGCTTCAACCCCAAGGATAAATCAGCTTCGAGAATATCCTGTACCGCCTGCGCAACCACGCTGGCGTCTGCCGTCGCGACGACCGTCACAGGAACCTCGCGATGACTCGACGCCACAGTGAGCGAGCAATAATGTCGTTACGCCACTCCTGAAAGATGTCCTGAACTTCATCCACTTCCTGGGTGCTCATCTGCGCCCACGGACGTGCTGGCATAAAGCCACCGCGAGCTAGATCAGCACCAGTCTGGTGAAATCGCATGTACGCCGAGCGGTCTGGTAGGTTCGATATAAATGCTTCATCGCGAGTGATCGTCCAACGAGCAAGCCGAATTACGTCACCAAAGCCCTGGCCAGTCTCGATCAAGATGTCTTGCGGCGCACCACCGAGAGTACCTTGACGACTACGCCGCTCAATTGTAGATGCAGCATGCGGAGTCCAAGGAGGACGGCCGCCGACTTCAAAGTTCTCAATGATTGCCGGAATCGCGACACGGCGAACCGACTCCTCTAGCGGCCGACGATATCCACGAAACCCGCGCGCGATCGAGCCAAACGATGCTCCGATAATTCGGGGCGACGGCGAGATCGTGGAACTAAGCTGAAACAAAGGAGACCCTTAAGTGAGACCTTCCGAGTGGTGGGGCTTGATATTTTGGATTAGGGTCATAGCGTTCGGAATACTCTTCATTGGAGGGATGCTAATTCTAATTTACTTGGAGATGCCTTAGAAGGAAGCACCCATTCGAAATTTTATGTCCTCACTACCAGCTTCGGAGAAGAAGTGGCCGAGCGCATCGTAAATTGCAACAGCACCAGTCGTGTCATCAGGCCAAAACTTTGGGTCTATGAGGTCCGAGAGCAAAAGACTGCCATCGTACAGTAACGCTTGGCCTGAGACGATCATGTTGACCAATTCCCAGGCTCTATTCTCTAACTTATATGCATATCTGTTGCCAGCGTCATCATCTTCGGCGTGCTTTTTGTTGTAACGATTAGCCGCAATAAGCATTGCGAGAATACGCCGGACGAGTGCAGGAGTCGTCCCAGAGGTCAACCAAGCTGTGGTGTCGTACGCCTGGCCCAGACGCGCAAATACCATATCCGCGAATGTCTGCTCTTCGGGGAACGTGTCATTTCCCGGAATTGGAAATAGGTCTACATCCAGATAGACCTGCACATCGCCCTGCGTAACTCTCGCCATCTAAATCAGAACGTCCCCGAAACGGTAAACGTGAGCCCGTGATTAGGCACCGACACCACCACGTTGCTATACACTAAGGTCATTGGCGGCGAGCAGTCTGGATCAGTGGTACCAACACCAGACAGCGAGAACAGCGCCTTGCCGTTCTGTACCGGGAAGTCACCCTCAGCAATGACAGCGCCCTTATTTTCGGCCCGCGGCTCGTTATTACCGGGGTTGACGCACTGCACGTCGGCAGTGAGAACAACGTGAACCTGCTCTTCGTTACCGAGGCCAGCAAGTTTGCCGGTTGCGGTAAGAGTGTCGCCCTCACGAGTGATGGTAGGATCGCCGACAAAGTGGGGGTTACCGGCACGAGCAACCGGTAGAGCTACAACAGCCAGTGCTGCCGCAGCGAGTAAGACAGTTGCAATACGCTTACGCAAGTAACTCTCTCCTCACTTCCGCGCCTGCTGTGCCTTGGTCTCAGCAGCCTTGGTGGTTTGCTTCTGAAGTTCGGCCTCGCGCTTTGCCTTCTCCTCGTTCGCCTTAGCCTCTTCCTTCGCCCGAGCCTCGTTTGCCTTCGCTTGCTCCTGCTCAGCGTCAACATCGGCTTGCGTACGCTCGCCCTTAGCGGGGAGCGTCGTCGGCCCAAGCTCCGCACCGGCCGCAAGGCCCTCAACCTGCGCTTGGCGTACAGCAAAGTCGGCCTCACCCTGCGCGCTTGATTGCGCCCGAGCCGCATCAGCGTCGGCCTCATCCTTCGCCTTTTGCGCTTCGGTTTGTGCCTTGGTTGCAGCAAGCTGCGCCTCAAACACAGTCTTTGGCACAACAGTCAATTCTTGCCTGAGCTGAAGCAAC